ATCAATAAAAATTTCATTTGATAATTTATTTGAATTCCAAGATATTATGAGCATTTCTTCTATTGCGCCATCTTGTTTCGGTAATAAAAATTGTTCTACTTTTAAGTTTGTTGTTTGATTAATAGGAGAGTAAACAATACTTTCAGGAAGTTCTTCATCATCAATATAAACTTCTGGGATGTACTCTTCTGCAACTATCGTATAATCAAAATCCATAGAGGAAGTAATTGCTTTTATTTTAAATAAATCTGTTTCACTAAAATCTGATTCAAAGACCTTATAAATATCATCTTTATAAAATAGTTGAGATACTGGTCCATCGTTATTTGTAAGAATCACTTCATTTGTAGTGTTTAATGTATTTGATATTTGATATTTAAAGACTTCATCTGTTCTTTGATTTTTTATATCAATATTATAATTTTTTCCCTCTTCAAATGTAAATTCATTATCTAAAATAAGAGTATTTCCTGTCGTTGCAATAAGTCTTCCATCAGTAACAGCATCAGTCAAATATTCATATCCAACATTTATTACCTTTCCAACTTTTCCTGCAAGTCCTTCAATACTTGTTCCTAAAGAAACTGTTTTACTTATTCTTTCATTTTGTTTTATAAGTCTTCTTACTTCTTTGTAGGCATGAGCTCTTGAAGTACAAGTATATCTATTTAAAGAAACTTTCATTTCCTTCGAAGTGGCATCATAATTTTTCGTTTTTTCTATTATGGGAGTAGCTTCATAATCTTTTTCCCTATCATAATATGTATATTCAATAATATTTGCTCTATCAGAATAATCTATGTAATCAATTGAAAAACTATCTTCTGTAATATTTCCTCTTGTCATCAAAAATTTTCTACTTGCAGATTCAACAGCTCTATCTACTAAAGGAGTCCAAACCATACCTTCTTGAACTACGCTTGCGAAACCAGCAGGAGAAAGAAGTGACAAAGCCGTTCTTAAATCTTGTATCGTGTCTAAAACAATATTACATTCTAATTCTTCCTCTTCACAATAAGAAGCCCAAATTTCAAACTCTGTTATGTTTATATATTCGTCTTTTATATTTGCTCTTTTTAAAGCATAATAACAAGCCCAAGCAGGATTACTTATTTTTTTTGTTGGAGATTCAAAAAAGGCATTATCTTCAAAATATCTTAGTTTTGTATTTTCAACTACGCATTTAACAATTGGTCTATTATTTTGTAAGTCTTCTGTTGCCATTCCTTTAATAGCTAAAATTGCAGTATTTGGATAAATAAAATCTGTATAATTTATCTCATTTATATACTCTATGGACAAATCATTTGCAATAGAAGTTACTTTACTATGAGAACTTATTCTTTTTACTTTTATATCATATTTATCAGTAGGTAAGTCTCTTATACTATACACAAGTTTTTTTGTAGTCTTATATACAGTATTAAGATTTACCATTTGGAAAACTGTATAATCCGAATCACTATTTTTTTTATAACTTATTTCAAAGGATAAAGAATAATTTTTATATTTACCTGAGCTTAAATCGTAAAGACCAGGTAAAGACATACATATTTGTACTTCATTTAAAGAATTTGATAACGTAGTGTATGATTCATCATCATTTTGGACATTTAAAGGTCTATTTAAAGGATGGGTTACTCTGTCTTTATAAAAAGATATTGCTGTTTGATCGTTGGTACCATAACGTATTTCATAGCTTACATTATCGTATGTATTTATGTCCTGGTCATTTACTTTTATATCTGTTATATTATCAATTTGTCCATCCTGTATTACATACATTGCATTGTAATATTGTTTATCATCTTCTGTAGAAAAATAATCACCTAAAATAGGTGGAACAATCTTCATGGTTCCTAAAATCAAAGGATAGGCAGTTCCTTCTTGTGCAGCATTACTTACACTTCCAAAAGCATATGTAGGACTAACTTCTGATAAATTATTTGATACATTTGAAGAAGGTGTTTCAGCTGGAAAAGCAGAATTTATTAAAGCTCCTCCTGCCATCATTATACCAGTGCTTAGCATAGTAGCAGAAAGAGAACCTGCAGCAAAAAAACCACCTGAAGTTGCAAGCCACCCAGCTGTTGCTCCACCACTCACAACAGTAAGTGCCAACATCGCCACCATTGCTAGTGGATTTTTACCATCACCTCCACCTTTAGGAATTGGTGCAACTAACAATTCATCATCATTTTTTAATTGTATAAATAAATTATCTGTAATATTTCCATTTATTGAAAATATATATTCAACATCTTTGCATTGAGCATATTTAAAACTATAATCATCAAGTATTTCATATATCTTTTTATTTTTAATATTTTCATATTCTTTTTGATCAGAAGGATTAAAAATATTATTTATGATAATTAGCTTTGCCATTCATAAAATCCTTCAATTTTATTTTTATAACACAAGTGGTCTAGCTCTACAATATGCGATTCAATATTTCTAAAAGTATGGAGCATTTGTAGCTTTCCTTCATACTTCACTACTACTCCAAAATGTGTAACCATATTTGGATGTATTGGGTCTGTTTTTAGTGCAATACCATAATCTTCTGCAGGAAGATCACATCTTTTAAAATGCTCTGAAACTACGTTTAAAAATTTCATCATCGCAAGAGCTGATTGGTCTGGATGAATTAATACTTCGGGAAGTTCAATTTTTAATTCATGTTTAAAATAAAGCTTTATAAGACCATAACAATCACATCCTTCAAAAGTTCGACCTTCATCTAAAAAAGGAATTCCTATATATTTATTTAAATTTTTCATAAAATAATTCCTTTGTTTCCAACATATGGTGCGCCACCAAATCTTGCTCCATTTTGCAAAGCTAAGCATCTTGAAAGTGTGCCATCACATTTTTTTTCAGGACCTGCATATCCACATCGAATATCTTTAAATTTAAACCTACATATATTTCTTAACATACGAGATAAAATAAGTACCATACTTCCATTTGTGGCAGAAAGCGTAAAAGTTACAATCGATGGAGTTATGTTTGGTTTTCTTAAAATCATTTTCAATGATGTTTCAGGAATGGGATTATCAAGATTGTTTGAAAAAACTACATTTATTACAACTGATAAATCATCTTTATATCCATTGTTCTTAATGTCTTTTTCATATAACCTTATATATTTTGCAACTTCATTTTTTACATTTGAAAGCTTTAAATTGAATTCAGGAATTTCCCCTGTACTATTATTTGTAATATCATCAATTTCTATGTCAAGGGCAATATATTCATGCCCATTCCAAGTGATAGATTCATTGTTATTTGTGATATATAATATTTCATTTAAAGAAGGAATATTAATATCTAAAAAATACAATGATGCAGCAGTACTACTTAGTTTGTTTTTTTCTTCGATTCCATGATTGGTCATTTTTATATTTCCACCAATTCAAATGATTCAAAAGTCATATCTTCTTTATTTAAGGTGGTTTCTATCCAAGAAAGAGGTTTAACAAATCTAACTTCGTGATTAGTTTGCTTAGTAGGATGAATCCATATAAAAGATGAATATGTTTCTACAGACTTATAAAACTCTATTAAGTTATCTGCCTTTTCAGTTTCTAAATCAGAAAGAGCCAATTCATAGGTATATCTTGTTTTTGTATATTTTTTTGCTGAAGAGACATATCCCCCTGCCATTTTAGATTCTCTTGAATTCTTTTCAGGGATTGCTTTAATACTTTTATATTCTAAATCATTAGGGAAAAGAGCCATTACTTATTACCTTTCATCATTTTTCCAAATCCTAAAACATCTAATCTAGCACCTTCCATAACTAAACCAATTGTATGAACAAGTTCTCCTCTGTGATTTTTTTTACTCATAGAACTCACTTGTTCAGCACTAATATCACTACCACTATTATTCTCTATATTTAAATTAAATTGAATATTTCCTTCAGTAGAACTTGATACAAAAGGGAGTTGTCCTGTTTTATTAATATAATCCATTGTTCCAAGACCTACAGAATTTACAGAGCTTTTATTTACTATATATTCTCCCCCCATCGCATAAATATTGTTGCCGGTTGCATTTCCTAGATATAGGTCATCGCGTACCCCACTCCCCCCTTTTAGATGTCCACCATTTGCATATTTCATTGCTCCACTTGATACATGGCTTCCTGTTGTCCAACTATTACTATTTCCAGAAAATTTACTCCCTACAAATGAAAATAAATTCCCTAATAAGCCTGTTGCTTGTTTTTGAACCTGAATTCTTATCATGTCCTTGATTATACTTTTGGCCATATCACTAAAACTATCTTTTGATCCAGTTGCGAAGTTTGCTACTGCTAGGCTCATCTCATCAATAGAATTTGTAAAAAAATTCTTTGAAACTTGATATGTATCTTTTGATTTATCTTCATACTCTTTTAAAGCATCTTCCATCCCATATACCCAATTATTTGATGCTTCTCTCTTTTTTTGCATATCTTGTTCAAATTGTTTAGATTCTAAAGCACTAATTTCTTTGCTTTGTTCGCTGTACCATTTATCAACTTCAAGTTTATTCTCACCATAATATAAATATTCTGTTTTTTTCTTTTCTAATAATTCCCGCTCATAGTTATATCTATTCATGGTCGTTGTTTTAAACTGTGTTTCAAATTCACTTGATATAGATTTCTTTTTAGCTGTAAATTCTTCATATGCTTTTATATAATCAGAATCATCTGGTCCATAAAATTCTGTTTTTTTTTCTTTTGATTTTTTATTTTTTGCATCAGCCACCGCTCTCATTTTTTTTATACGTTCTAACAAAGCTTTTTCTGCTGCAATTTTATTTGCATTCAATACTTCTGTTTTTTTGTTTTCATATGTAATGATTTCTTGATATTCTCTTTTTGCTTTACTTAGATGAGTTGACTTTGTTGAAGCTGTTGCATAATGGTCAGCAGCAAGAAGAGGTTGGGTTTGAGCTAATTTATTAAGTTTTTTTATTTCTTTTTCTAATTCAATAATTTCTCTTTTTATTTCAAAGGCACTTTGTTTTCTTTGAACACCTAGAAAATCTTCTAATGCTCTTGTAGCTGTTAATATTGCAGGAGTAAATTCAATAAGAACTTTATTTCCAATACCTGTAAAAGTAGTTCCTAATACATCAAGTGCTTCGTTTACTTCTCCTGCATCAGAAGCAAATTCTGTTGAGATAATATTACCTGTACGTTGGGCTTCATTTCCTAATCTTTGAATTTCAGTTGCACCAAGGTTTGCATACCTAACAACTTGACTAGCAGATTTAGAAAAAATATCTTGTGCAATAGCAGTTTTTCTTGTTCCATCTTCAAGTTGAGATAATTTTCCTATAATAATTTCAAATGTTTTATCAGCAGTTGTGAAATTTTTTCTTGCAAATTCTGTTGTAATACCTAATTCTTGCATTGCAGTTTTAGCAGCTCCGCCACCAGTTCTTACAAAATTATTTGTTCTTCTAGTCATTGCACCAAAAGCAGCACTCAAAGTTCCAACTTCAACACCTGCAAATTTTGATATGTATATATATTTTGACCAAGATTCTGAAGCTAAGCCTAATGCTTCCGCTTGTTCACCAATTGCATCTGCATTATCGAGTAATGCTTTTATTGAGGCTGTTCCACCAACGGCAGCTACTGCCGTAGTAATAAGTCCAAGAGATTTTTTAATCATCTTTGTTTTTTTATCTGCTACTTGCTGAGCTTTATTCATTCCATTCACAAGTTTTGAGATGTCTGCTGCAACATCAATAAGAACTCCACCAACTTTTGCACTCATTTATCATCCTTGAACTTTTTGCATTGCTTCTATAGCTTGTTCAGCTAAGTTTTTTGACCTCTTTTTTTCTGTTTTCACATCAGAAACCATAAAATCAGTAAAATAACAATGTTTACTCTCATCTTGTTGATATTTATTTATTGATAAAGCCATACTTTTTGCAATCATTATTTCAAATCTATCTGCAGATGTTGGCTCTAATCTTAAATATTCAACCCACTCTTCTAACTCACATTGAGACATATTATTTTCTATGTCTGCAACTGTTTTCCCTAAATGAGAGGCTAGACGGAATAAAAACCGTCTAGCCTCTACTTTTTTGCTTTGTTTATCTCCAATATTTCTAAATTAGCTTGATCTACAAAATCTTTATCTTTTAACAATTCAACTTCTTCTAAAGAAAAAATTTTCTCACCTTCTTTGTCAACAAGACCAAATGTAAGTCTTGTATAAATACTGTTAATATATGATTCTCCATCTACAATTATTTTATTTTCATCATCAGTTGAAGTAATTCCATTTGCGGTTAAAACACTATGAACAATATCATTTTCTTTTACCGTCAATTCTGTAACAAAAAGGCCTTTTTCTTTACTAAAAGGTTTTTTATTTAAAATATTTTGTTTTAAAAATGCAGTTTTATTAAAAGACATTACTCTGCCCCTTTAAAGTCAACAGAACCTGTGATTTCAAGACTACTATCAAAAGAAACTGTTTGATCATTTGATATATTTCCAATTTTAAAGGTTTGAATAAAAGCATTAAAAATCCAATTCGAACCATTAGTACCCTTTGAATTATCAAGTTCAATTTTTATTTTTACTTTTGTACTTTCATTTCTTGCTGATTGCATTGCAATTTGTCCTAAATCATCTTCTATATAATTCCCACCAAGAGAAACTTGCCCTTCGTCTTTTAATCCTAACCTTTTTTCTTTTGCAGCTGAATTTAGATGAGTTACATCTTTTACAGAAGCACTTCCTCCTCCAATTCCATCAATTGAATTTACTTCTTTTACTTGTATCCATGTTGTACCATCATCTACACTTATACTTATTTCTGCACCTTGTGCATCTTGAGCTTTACTATCATATGTATCATTTGACATGTTATTTCCTTTTGCTTATTGAATAATCTACTTTGATAGAATGAAGTTTTGTATCATTTTCATATCCATCTACAGCACTTAAAAAAACTGCTTTATGTTCTAGTGTCTTTTTTAGAGCATAAAGCAATGTTTCTGTCTCTTCTTCGGTTTCTGCATAGACTGAGAATTGAAACCTTCCTTTTTCTGGGTACAGTCCTTTTAGATGAGATTTTGTTGTATCTGCAATTCTTTGATAAGTCATTGCCGGATAAGTGCATTCTTTTGGTAATATTTTTGAATAAATTCTTTTTCCTACAACTGGAGATAACAACTCACTGTTCTTTAAAATGTCATACACTTGTTGTTTAAGCATTTTTTGCCTTTTTTATCTCTCTATCTAATCTTTGATTTAATCTTTTTTCTACTATTCTTATTACATCTTCGGCTTCCTCTTCTAATGCAGGTCTCATAAAGGGTTGAGCAGTCATTTTTGAAGTACCAAATTCAACCATATGTGAGTAAAAAGGATCTTTTACTTTTGGACCATAATTTTTCATAGAAATACCAATTTGAAATTTAATAAAGTTAATATTATTAGGTTTTCTTTTTTTTATTTTTATTGCTTTTTTTAATATCCCTTTATCAATAGGAACTTTTGTTTTTGCATTTTTTGCTATTTTAGAAGCTCCTGCACGAACAGCAGAATTTAAAATATTTTTCTGAATATTTCTAGGTAATATATGTAAAGACCTTTTTAATTCTTCTAGTCCTCTTATTGTTGTTGTTTGTTTCATCTGACAACTTTCGAATATAACAAAAGGTCTTTATTGCTATTAAAAGGATTTGAAATTTCTAAGATTTTATATGCTAAATCATTAAAAACAATTTTCATTGATGTATCAATACCAGGCATGTATCTAATCACAAACTTTAATTCTGAAATAGTTTTTGTCTTTTCTGATACAAAATTTTCTTTTTCACTTACAGATTGAATATCGCAAGGTATCTCATAGGGAAAAGCATCTTCTAGTAGCTCAATTGGTCCACCAAGAGGACCTTTTAATTGAGTTGTTTTTTTGAATACAAGATTATGTTTTAATCTTCTTGCTCTCATCCTAATGGTCCTATTCGATATTTTCCAATCATATTGTCAACATATTTGTTGATATTTTCTTCTTTCCCATCAAATAAACACATAGTTTTATATTTAATCCATGTTTTAATTGGCTCTGGGACGACTTCATAACCACAAATAAATGTAATTTTTATTGCTTTTTTATGATTAATTAAAGAAATATTTTCTAGTATTTTCAATCTTCCTATTTCTAATTCTTCATATAAATAATATTTCGATGAATCAAGGACAATATAATTATTGTCTTCATCTAAAATTTCAATCTTTTCTATACTTTGAATTGGATTTTTAGGAAATTTAAACCCATCATAAATATTTTCTAAAAATAAGATGTAAGTGGCTGTACCAAACTGTCTATTTGTATATTTTTGACCATCTTCAATTACAGAATCAGTCAATCTTTGTACTTCATCATCATCAGCTATTCCTACAACACGTAAATATTTTTTAACTTCTAATAAAGTTATAGGTTCAGTTACATTACCACTTAAAATTAACATCTATTTTTCACCTTCACCTGGTAATAAATCATTTTCTTTATTGTCATTAGAATCTTGATTTTCATCTTTTGACTCACTTTTTTGTTTTTCTAAATCTGCAGCTAAATCACCATAAGGTTTATAATAAATAACTGCATCACCTAAAGCATTTGTAATCTCATCTACTCTTGATTGAAGTTTTGCTCTTTCATCTTCAAGTTCTTCTTTATGAAGAATTGCAGAAGCTTTTTTTTCTTTTTCTTTTTCAGAAATTTCTTTTTCTTCTATTTTTTTAACTGCTGTTTTAAGAGCTGTTTTATTTAATGGTTCTGCAAAACCTGCATTAACTAAACGAATAGCTTCTGCATCTTCAAAAGATTCTGTATCTCCTTTGTGGTAATTTTTACCACCACAAAGAGACATTAAAAATTTAACTTTCATTTTTTACCCTTTACGGCATTTTTAAAGTTTTAATAGCTTCCGCTAATACAAGTTTTCCATCAACTCTCTTATCAATTCTAAAACCAACATGACCAGATTTTGCATATAACTCATCTAATCTTTTTAAAGTCATTACTTTTCTATCTTTGATGTGATAATAAGAGAAATCACCATAAGCAATTGGTTTAGTTCCAGTTGCAACATCTGGCATATATTTGTTGATTTTAATTGGTTTACCATCAAAAGTATCTGGATTACCTTGGAATCCTTGTGTCCATAAATATTGATTATTGCCATCTTTCATTTTTCTAAGGGCATTTCTTGTGTTTTTATTCATCATAAGAACTGCATTATCTTCATAATCTTCATCTAACGATGTCATTAAGTCTAAAACTTCATCTCCTGCAATAGCTGTAGCAATAGCTGCTTCTTTACCTACCTCTGCAGTAATTAAAAATCCAGTTGGTTTTTTAACTCCATCACCACTTACAAATGCTGGTTCTTCTGCTTTAGTAGTAGATTTAGTAAATTTCATTGCAACATAACCTTCGATTGCAGGAACAGTATCTTGAAGTGATTCATCAGTTACTTTTACAATTCTTCCTGTTTTATATGCAGCAAGAGATACATTACCAATAGTTGGGTCTGACTCTGGATAATCACCTTCTTCATCTATCCAACCATTTGCACCATCATCACCTTCAACTGGAATATTTTCTGTATGAGTGGAAGTTGTAACTGTTGCTAAGTCTCTTATATAAGATTTCTCAGAAGCTTTCATAATAATCGTATCTGCAAAAGTTTCAGGAACTAAATACCCACCTTTAGTATCTGTACTTACTGTTAATGCTCTTTGCTCTGTTGGTGTAAGAATTTCACCTCTTGCCATTTTCCAAAAGGCATTTCTTGAACTTTCATCTTGTCCATCAACTTCTACAGTTTCAACTACTTGAGATGCAGCAACAGAAGTTTCTGCATTCATATAAGTTTCTCTTTGTTCAGCTTTTTCCAATCTTTTAATTTGTGCTTCATCTCTTTCAAAATCTAATTCTAACTCGTCATATCTTGTTGCTTCATCACTTGATAAACCTTTTGGATCTGCAGCTTTTAAAATAGCTTGTAGTCTTTCGTATCTTTCGGCATTTGCTTTTCTTAATTGTTCTAACATCTTATTTCCTTTTTAGTTGTTTTAGTTTTCTTGAATAAAAATCGTGAGAATATCTTTTTTCATTCTCATTAACCTCTACAGATTCGCTTTTTGAAATTTTAACTGCTCCTGAATCTGCACCTTTCCAAACTGCTGATAATTCAACAATGTCATAATCCGTAACTAGCACATGATTTGGCTCATCTTTATTTTTTGTTTCAACAATTTCATTAATTCTATATCCAATGGATACATCAGAAAGAATTCCTTCATCATATTTTTGTTTTATTAGTTGAGAATATTCATCACTTCCATATCTAACATCAGATAATAATTCTCCATTCTCTATTTCAGTGTTTTCTATTGCTCCAATAGCTGTGTCAACACGTGGATTATGATCAGTAAAAAATGTTTTTAACATATCAAATTTTGCACCATCAAGAGAAAGTTCTTCAATAAATATTTCACCGTCCCACCAGTCATATCTTTCACATGAATTATCTTTTGAAATTAAAACAAATCTATGTTTATTTTCATCAGTTCCGACATCTGGAGATTCTCTGTTTTCTGATTGTGTTTCAATTTGAATAACGGCAGCATTTCTATAAAAAACACTTCCACAAATTGCACTTCTAATATCAATAATCTTACTCATCATCATTTCCTTCAGTTATTGTCATATTTAATGGTTGTAGATATGCGTCACCTCCATCTTTTATTGGGTTCATTTCTTCTTTTTCTCTTATTTCATTTGCATTTAGCCAACCGCCATTTCTTCCAATATTATAAGCTGCATATCTTGCCGCTATATCACCTCTTAAAAGACCATCTACATTAAATTTTGCATAATATTTATCTTTTTCTTTTTCTGTTAATAATTGTTTATTTATAGCCTGTTCAATTCTTATAAAATAAATGTGATATGTATATTTGACTAATTCTTGTGATTGTTCTTGAATATTGTTAAATGAAGATTTTGACAAATCAGCAATCAAGTGTGGAGGAACTCTAAACACACCACAAATATCACTTTTTTGAAACTGTCTAGTTTCTAGATATTGACTATCTCTATTTGAAACTGACATTGGTGCAATTTTCAAGCCACCTTCTAAAATTGCAGGAGAATGTTGATTTGAGCCGCCTTGTCTATTTGCCCAGTCAGTTTTCATTCTTGCGTATGCATCATCAGATAATGTAGTTGGATGTTCTAGTGCAAAATTTGGAGTAGCATCATTTTTAAAAAATCTTGAACCATGTTTTTCACTTGCTTTTGCGAGTCCTAAAGTTTCAGCTTGGTATGTAATTGGTGAAACTCCAACAAAACCATTTAAAGTTAATCCCATAACTTCAAAAATCTCTTCTTTTTTAAATTCTATTATTTTCCCATTTATAAAATATGTAAATATTATATGACCACTTTCAAGTCTATATTTTCTTACATTATTTGCAAACAATGGTATAAGTTGAGTTATCTCACCTTTCCTATTTCTTATTATTTGTGCGTAAAAATTCCCATTTAAACATAAGTGAACTATACACATTTCCCAAAAAGTAACTGCGACATTATCAGGATTTGGGCTTAGATATAACAATCTATAAAGAGGATGTGCCTTTGCTTTTAATTTTTCTTTGCCATTTTGAACATAAAGGTGAAGAGGTAGTGAAGATATTCCCTCACATAAAACTCTAATACAAGAAAAGACTGTAGATATTTTCATAGCATTGTCTTTTGTAATATTTTCTCCTGATTCATTTTTCGATGAACTAAATAGTTTACCCATTCCCTCAACATCAGAAGTTTTAACAATATCATTTCTATTAGATAATAAATCACTAAAAAATCTTTTCATTTTTGAACCTCTTTTTTGTTTCCTTCGGCAAGAAAGAAAAATAAAACTACCGTCAAAACTGAAACAATTAAAGCTGCACCAAGAAGATAAGTGAAGGCTTCAGCATAAATAAAAAATGTTCCAATACTCAAAACTAATGAAAGGAGAACAAACAATAGTAATAATGCGATTGATAGTTTTATTTTTTCCATGAGAGAATGATACAAAATTGCCACCGACCCAAGTCGGTGTTGGAAGGTTTTGGAAAAGAATTTGGAAATTTATAAATTAAAGAGTTCTTAGCCCCCTAGTTTCATATACTGAAGTAGTATCTTCTTGAGTAATTTCAAAGTGACATAGTGCATTTATCCCTGCAGCAGGTCCATCTATTTTTCTGTTTTGTTCAGTTTTATCAGGTTTTATATTCCCTGCAGCATCTCTTGCAATAATCAAATTTGAGATTTGCCAATTAGTACAAGGATTATTATCATGAGTGATTTCTTCTTTTTTAATTAGATCTTTAAAAAATTTAGTTGGAGAAGTAAGAGAAAGAAAACCTTGCCTTACTGGTGTACAATTCTCAAAGCCGTTATCTTCTATACGCTTAACTAAATGTTTAGCTTTATAGGGGTCAAATAGTATTCCTTCACAATTTTTCAAATCTTTTTTTATATCTTCATAAATATAATCATAATCAATAGTACTTCCTGGTGTCGCAGTTACATGCCCTTCATTTACCCACGCTAAAAGCGGTACTTTTAAAGTTTTTTCTCTCTCTTTTACATTATCTTCAGGTATATAATATTTGATTTCTAAATAATATTGTTTATCAATCTTCCATATTTTTGCAAGTGCTGAGAAATCATCTGTTACAGATAAATCGAAACCAAATACATGTTTTATATCATCACTATATATTAATTTTCCTGCACATTTTTTCCATTTTTCAAAAGGAATATATGCATCTGCAGCATTGGTCCACACATTTAAATTTTTTACTAAAAAATTGTTTTTAAGTTCAGGTCTATCATTTGCTTTTTTTGCTTGTTTTTTCATATAATCAACAGAAACCGAAACACCATAGTTAGGATTAGCAGCCTTCCAAATCTCTTCACGATAATACCAATCATGATATTTATCACCTTCAGGCTGTTTTGGAGCTTCTGCAATAAAAGCAAAAAAGTTGTCATCTTCTAATGCACCTTCTAAAACTTTTTTTGCATGTTCATACATATTAAATGCAGGACTCATTAAATTAAATCCTCCTGTTGTTATTGAAAGCATCAAAGGTTGAGTTCTTGCACCTTGTCCTGATTCAACAACTTCATATAGTGAGTTATCTGGATGTGCATGATATTCATCTGCTACTCCAATACTTGGATTTGAACCATCTTCCGTATCACTATCCCGTCCTAACGTTGAAAAAGTAGTATCTGTTTTATTTATATTAATTACACCATACGCAGTGTGACTATTTTCTTTGAGTTCTGGATGTGCGTTTATCATTTTATCTACGCCTATCCATGCTAATTTGGCTTGTTTATTTTTTGTTGCAAAAATAATCACTTCACCACCAATTTCAATTCTCAGTAAACTGTCGGCAATAGTAATAGCAGAAGCCAAAAGAGTTTTTCCATTTTTTCTAGGAATAAAAATAAATACAGTATTAAACCTTCTTACCCATTTATTATTTGAATTAAGTTCTTCCCAACCAAATGCAATTACGATAACTTTTTTTTGCCAAGGTTCAAGTTTTATATTTTGTTTAGCTAAATCACCTTTATAATGTTTTAGTTGTTCAATTATTTTCACATATGCAAGACCTAATTTTCTATTAAATCTTAAATTTGGTTTTTCTCCATTTTTAACAGCTAATAAATCTCGTTGATGTCTTTCAAAAGTTTTTTCATAATAAGGTTTTATTTCTTTATTATCAAATTCCATCTAAATCGTGGTCCTCTTTTGAAAGTTCTCCAAAAATATCAAAAATACTTGCTTGTTTTTGTCCTGGTCTTTTAAATTTTAATCCAAGTTTTTTTCTAGCTGAAATTGATAATCCTAATCTATCAGATACAGTCATTAAATTCTTTTGAACTGCTTGATAAGCATTGAAAGTTGGGTTTAAATATGTGGCTCCTGTTTTTGGACTCATGCAAGTGTAACCTTCTAAAGAAACTTGTTCGCCTAAATCTAAATACTCCTCATAAGATTTAGCACACATTACAATCAAAGGTTCATCTGTTGGTGAATAATGTTCACCTAGTTCTTTTATAATCTCATCCATTTTCCTAATAGCAGTTGGCCCTAGAATTCTCTTGTAAGGCGTCATTTGATTGGAATTTTTGGAAATTCTGTGCTCAGTATCCCATTTATCTTTTTTGACAATTTTTCCAATTTGTGTGTGATTAGTACCGTATTGCTCGGCTATTTTACGATATGAAAGTTTTGTATTTTCTACTAGATCCTTTATTTCTTCATAGTGTTCCATTATAGGGTACCCCTCGAAAACAGATTGTGTGAAAATTTGTGAGGGGGTCGGTCTTTAAGGCATTCTACTTTGTAGGATTTTGACCGCCCCTCCCCTATGATTTTATTTAAGATACTACACATTTAATTTTTTTCTAATTCTAAACATTGGTTTATAATTGTCTTTTCTTTGTGTTTAGATGTAATTTCCCAATGATTAGACCAAATTACAATTATCCCATCTTTTGTTGTTTTTTGTATCTCATAAACAATGGCTTCTTTTCTTATGGATACTGAGATAATTATTCCTTTAAAAAAATTGTTAACTTCTACTTTTGTTCCAATCGGAATTATTTTAATTTGCATTTCTTTTTCTTTTTTCTTCATGAGTTTTAATACTATGACATGCTTTACATAAAGTTTCTAAGTTATTTAAAGCATATGCATCGCCACCATCTTTAAGTTCTTCTATATGATCTACAACTAAGTTTTCTTTACTATCACATTGAACACATCTTGCAGCATCACGAACTAAAACTTCTGCTCTTACTGCTTTCCATTTTGCACTATTATAAATTTTCTTTGAATTTTTATCTCTTGTCTTAGTATCATATTCTTTGTTACACTTTGGACATCTTGTATTTTTTGTAGGTTTTAGATAATAACCATGAATACTACATAAGCTTCTCATTTGTAAAATCCTAATAAAGTATTTTTTGTAAGTGAGATAGTTTTATCGTATGAGTCTGATTCTTCAGGTGTGATTTTGCAACAAATATATTCATCAGATAAAAGCTTTATAATTTCATAATCTAATTTTACATAGATAAAATTTTGTTGTTTTAATATCTTTGCTTTAATATCTATTTTATTTCTATAAGCATTTGAAAAATACTTAGAACTAAGTCCTAACTTTTGTTCAACCATAAAAGCTAATTCATACTCTTTTGAATCAATCTTGCTTGGTATGTTATTTAAAATATCAAGAACAATTTTCTTGCTAACATTTGGATATTTAGCTGAGATAGTATCTGCATATTCTGATAAATTTGTAGAGAAAGTATTCATATTTTTTCACCTCTTAAACTTTTTCCATTTAGAAGAACTCGAATAACTTTATTTTCTCGAAGTCTATCCGTAACCCTATCGCCAACAAATGTTTTAAATTCTTCCAATTCCATATTGGTAATATAAATCGTGGGTAGCATTTCATTGTATCTATAGCTAATCAATTCTTCTAGCTGTATTTTTTGCCAATCAATTAAATCTCTTTTGCCTAACTCATCAATAACGAGAATAGAAACCTTTTTAAATCCTTCAAATTCTGAGTATCTTTTTTGAGAGTGTAAATCCAGAAGGTGATGCTCTGTTGCGTATCGGCAATAAACATTAGCTTTGATAAGTTTATGTAAGAATCCAATAGTAAGATGTGTTTTACCTGTTCCTACTGAACCATAAATTAAAATATCTTTGATATCTTTAAAATTTTTACCCTGAAAATTTATATTAAAAATTGAAACTAACTTTTCCTGAATTGGATTAATAGCCTTAAAATCTGCATGTGCATATCTTGAGGGAATATTTGCCCATTGATAAATATGAGATACGTTACTATCCAATAATTCAATTTGAACATCACTATTATTTTTAATATTTTCAGTTCCAACTATATCTCCAATATTGAGATTATTTACCATTTTCATTGTCATTAGAATTCCTCACTTTCTTTGTATTCTTTGTTACTTAAATCAAAAGTATTTTTATTTGCAGGTGTATTGTTGAAGTTTTTTTTATTCCATTGCTTGTATGCACTTAAAAAATTTTTATATTTATATCCTTTTGCAATCAAAGAATTTACAAAATCTTCATGAGTTATTTTTAGATTTAATTTACTTATTTCTAGTTCTAATTTAGTTTTATATTCTGATGATAATTTTTCATATGTAATTAAATTTTTTAGGGAAAAAGTAAATTCTTTTTTTTGTATATTTTTTTTATTACTTTGATTAATATTAGTAGTATGATATGTCGGATTTAAATCCGAGTTATTTTCGGATTTATTTCCGACATAGTAACTCGGATTTATTTCCGACATAGTATTTGAGTAATATTCTTGACCTTTTTTTGTTACTTTTATACAGTCTTTTTTACCACTTTTTCTATATAAAATAAGACCTAATTCATCAAGCGATTTTAAGTGTCTATAGACTGTATCTGATTTCAAATTTAGTATTTGAAGTTCATCACAAATATATTGTCGTGCAACCCAATAATATACTTCATTTTCAATAATTATTGTTTTTGCCCACAAGGAGCAAATTGATAATAAATCGAAGATATGTGCCTGATTTATATTTCTAATATTTAATTTAATTGCTTGATCCTGATTTACATATAAACTATATTTCATTTTGCTCTTTCTAATTCTATTTCTTTTCCATATCCACGTATAATTGTTCTTTTAAACTGAGACTGATAATGTCTTTTCATAAGTGGATTACACCTTCTTAATATGGGTAATAATATCTTCTGAACATCATTACTGCTTTTTATCTCAATTACCTCTGAAGAGTTAAAAATAAAAAGTTTCAAGGCTTTACCAACAGTTTGTTATAACACAAAATCTAAGTAGTAAACTTTGCAATTCTTACCATTTATCTTAGTAGGATAACTTTTCACTTCATGACCTCTATCATTCAATCTTTTTATCACTTGAGGCAATGATTTAATCTTCCATTTCTCCATTGCATCATCAGAAGTCAATTTGTTTCCCTCTTGAAGAAATTCTAAGACTTTTGTTATTTCAGGTTTTACACTCATTTAACACCCTTTTTATTTGGAATCCATACTCTTCCATGACAAGTTCTATACCACATGATTAATCCTTTGATAACTTAAAAGTTAAATCTTGTTTTAGTTGTTGCATTTCTTTTATTGCATCATCTATTTCATTTGTTGCTTTTATTATTTCTCTATTAGTTAGAATTTCATCTGCAAGAGATTCTTTTGCTTCTTTCCAAGCTTCATTGAACTCTATCATTGCTTTATCAGCTTGATTGTTTATTTCACTTGCATTTTTATTAGTATCTATTACTTCAAGTTTTTGAATAGAAAAACCATGTTTTGAAGCAAAATATTCTAAAGTAAGAAAATCCCCAGATAATTCTAAGTGATGATTCCAATCGGTAACTGTTATATCATGGTCAGGAGAAGAAGGTTTCATTTTTGCATCAAAAGTTGATTTGCTCATACCTAATTCATTGGCAGCTTCTTCTATGCTGAAACTATTATTTAACCTATCTTTATTAAATGATTTTCTAAAGACTGCTAAAAACCTAGAGTCTTTTGATTCTTTCTTACAATGATATTTTTTCATGACATTTTTCCTTCTTTGTGATGTTTACTTTTGTTTTTATTATTTGTTACACTTTCAACAGAAAGAAAAGATTTGATGTCTTGCCATGCTGTAAAAGGTATATTGTGCTTTAAATTTAAGTTATACATTGTTTCATAAGATGGTCTCATTCTCCCAGCTAAAACTGATTTAATGCTATCTTCAGAATAATATTTATTTAAAATTTTTTTTAATTCTTTTCTTTCCATATTCGAAGTGTAATATTATTACACTTAAATAAAGCTTGATTAGTGTGTTTAAATTACACTAAGAGAAGTGTATAATAGATACACTAATAAAAAGGAAATAAATGGCTTTCGATGGTGAATTCTTTGCAGATCTAATTAATAAAAGAGGGTTGTCCTCGGAACAAATTCTTAATACTTTAAAAGAAGAATATAATATTGAGATAACTGAAAATACATTAAAATCTTATAGAAGAAAAAGTGGCAAGAATGCTACACCTTCGCTTGATAAATTAAAAGCTTTTGCTCAAATATTAAATGTAACTATAGACGAATTAGCAAATTCAAACCTAAATATAAGACCTGTTAAACAAATTCCTTTGATTGGAAAATCATCATGTGGCAAACCTCAGAATTATGATTTAAATGGGCATGAACCTGTACCTATTTCTATTGAATTATATAAAGATGGGATGTATGCTGTTGAAGCAGAAGGGGATAGTATGACGCCTAAAATAAATGAACGTGATTTAGTCTATTGTCAGCCAAATAGAATTATTGATAATGGTAACATTGTTCATTATTGGTTAGATGGAGATAGTGGGATTAAAAAATATAAAATGAATGATGCAGGAACAATAATTTCACTGATACCAATAAATCCATCTCATGAAATAATTACCATACATTGTGATGAAAAACATGAATTAATTATGTCCAGGGTTGTAGGTAAACTTGATAAAAATTTTTAATAATAGGAAAATTCCTATTATTCTTCAAATCTACTTATTACTTTTTGAAGTTCTGACTTATAATTATAAATATCTTCAACTTTTTCTAATGTAAATTTTTCTTCTTTTTTATCTTCAATATGTATTGAAATATATTTTTGTTTTGTATTGAAAAGTAATCGACAAACCCATTTTCTATTATTATTGTCTAATAGTACCCCGAAATAACTCTTTGTGTCTCTTGCATAAATTCTATCAAGAGAAATATTTTCTGCTAAAATTGATTTGACAATAAAAAAGCCTTGAAGTTCTTCTTCTGTAGTTTCTATTCCATTATCATCGATATCATTTTTATTATTTTCTTCTTGTTCATTATGTATTTCAACATTTAATTTTGTTCTCAATGAGTTTATTTTGTCTTGTGCCAAATCAGTTACGACTTCTGAGAATGCAATTTTTATATAACTTTTAAACTCATCTAAAACATTTTGTCTCAATGATTTATCAGTTAATTGTGAAGCAAATAACCTTGCGAAATCATCAGATGGTTCTTTTGTTTCTCTCTTAAATATAGATTTAATTCCGGCAATATATTTTTTGTTACCTGCACTTGCAATAATATTATCTATGTCAAAATTACTATTTTTGAATTTTTCTAATTCTTTTATATCTCTATCTTTCAATTCTAGTAAGTTAAAACTAAAGAAAGGTGTTCTATCCATTTTATTTGTTTTTTCTAAATCTGTGAATATTTTGTATTCTATTCCATTTGTTAGAATTGCGAATCTACATTCTGTAACTGTAAAATATCTTTCTAATTGTGTAGCATGATTATCTAAATTTTGATTATGGCACTTAGCTTCGATAAGTATTAAAGGTTCATTATTATGCATAATTGCATAATCTACTTTTTCATTTTTCTTTTTACTAATATCTGCAGTAAATTCTGGTATCACTACAGTGGGGTTAAATATATCGTATCCTAATAAACTAATGAAAGGCATGATAAAGGAGTGTTTTGTCGCTTCTTCTGTTACAACACTTTCCCTTAAGTCAACAATTCTTTGAGATAAATTTTTTATTTGCTCTTGAAATTCCATAAATTCTCCTTTTGTATTATTCTTATTATACTAAAAAAATATAAATTAAATGCTTTTTTTAATTATATTTATATAGTGTAATATAAATACACTATATAAGTTATATTTAAGTGTACTTATATTACACTTCTTTCACAGCTTATCAAATAGCTTAAGTTTTTTTAAAACCCACTGTTCAAATCCTTTTATAATAAATATGAAAATAAAAGCATATTTATTAGCATATTTATTAGCATATATATTACATATAGAATATGTAAAGGTATCACACGATGAAATGTCGTAAAGAATATTTGTGAAGGTATTTTACAAATGTGATTTGAGTTTATTGAGGTATTGCGCAGCACACCAAGAAAAGAAAGTGTTGGAACTGTATTTATGTTTGAGTTACCAAGTTAGGTAATTCAATAGTGAATATCTATGTTAAATGTGATATAACAACTTTTTTTAAGTTGCAACCTTATATATTTTTACTATTAAAAAAAGGAGAAACGTATAATGTTTAAATATTTAAAACTATTTATGAGAGGAACTGATATTTTACTTGGTAATAGAAAAGTTGAAATACAGAGAAAAAAAACATTGGATATAAAAAAAGAAATAAGACTTGCTAGAAGTGTTAGAAAGTTAAATATGCTACAAAGGTCTTCTTGTAAAATCAGAAGAATTACTAATGAGGCATTATCTTAAATAATACATTAAAATTTAAAAAGCTATGACTTCGGCTATAGCTTTTTTTATGCTTAACAACTTTGAAAGGTTAGATATTGATTTATCTAGCCTTTTTTTATGCCTAAAATAATATCCATCTAAAAGCCCAAGAATTTAAAATTAAAATCAAACAAAAAACAAAGTAAAAAATCCATTAGAAAAGGAGTTTCTTTTTTTGGGTTTTTACATGGATATCAAAAATTGAAAAGATAAGGAGAATTTATGGAGTTGACAGGGCAAGCAGTTATTTTTGGGTTTATAGTCGTTTTATTCGCTTATGATTTTATAAAACTTGAGGAATGGCTATGAAAACTAAATTTTTAATAACATCAGCATTTGGAAAAAGAAGTAGGGATAAAAAATGAGTGAATCTAGCAGCATAATAAAAGGTCCTGTTCTCACTCAAAAATATGAACTAAAGAAATTGGGAGTTTTAAAAGATGAAATCGAAATCATATTACCAACAAAAGAGGATATTAAAAATAGCGATACCTTGTATATTTTTATTGAAGATAAGTTTGGTAATAAGCAGTTTATTCCTATTGATTGTAGAAAAATAAAAGAGTTTGTAATACTTACAAATAAAGAAGAAGCTATAAAAAAATGCAGCAAGTAATTTCATAGAGATATGTCAACGACATCAATGTTGTTGACATATTTTTACTGAGGAATACTCAAAAAAATAAAGGAGACAAAATGTCAGTGAATGAAATTGTACCAAGTGAAATTGAATCACTTATTGAAGCAATGAAAAGTGTGGGAGGGGGTGAGCTTACTCAGCAAGCAGCAAATAATTTGCAAAAAGCTGTAAAGGCAACAATGATAGAAGGAAAGAAATCAACAATTACAATTACTCTTGGAATCATTAGAACAAATGAAGAGATGATTACTATTGAAGGAACTACAAAAGCAACTCTTCCTACTCCCAAAATATCAGGTGCATTTTTTGTTAATAAACAAAGCTATTTGCCAACTAGAAACAGACCAGACCAGGCTGTAATTGATTTTAATAAATAAGGAATTAATATGTTAGATAATGTTTTAGATAAGTTTATAGGTTTCTTTCAAAAACCAACCCACGTTTTGACAAATGGCGTTGAAATTCAACATAAAGACTATTCAACAGTTAAAAAAGGTAAAAACTTCGCTTTACCTATTGAAAGAAATGTAATCAATCAATCAATTATAAATAAATATGATTTTATTGAATTTATTAATGAATACAAAAATGATCAAACAAAAATCTTTTATACTGAAAATATTGTTCAAGCTATTTTTAACTACCCAACTGTTGAAAAAGCAGACCATGAAGATAGTTATGTGAGAATGGAACTTCAAAAGACAAAAGATTTTATTGTATTTCAATCTTCTTTAGAAGATGATTTGACACAAAAGCAATTAATTAGAATACTAAAAAGGCTTGAACCTTGCATTGTTGGTTTTGATAATAAAAAAGTTGATGATATGGATATTATTGAAGTTGCTGAAAATCTCCAATCCACAAAAAACATCCAAAGCGTCCAAAGAAATTCATCTCAAGCTTTTATGATAGATGCAGAAGTAAAAGCCGGAAATGGAAACTTTACAGTGCCAAGATATATTAACTTTGAAATGCCTATTTATAAAAATGATTTAAAGATTATTGCTAAATTTGATGTTGAGCTATTCCTTTCTGCAAATGAAGGAAACTTTACTGCAAATCTAGTTTGTTATAAATTGGAGCAAACACTTGAAGAAACAGTAAGAGAGCTTACAAAACAAGTTTGTGAAGGTTGTGAAGGAGTTGAGTCCTTTATGGTTTAACATCTACCAAGTTTTACTAATCAAAGTAATTCTTGGCTAGGTGTTAAAATCTCTAACCTACCAAAAACAAAAATAGAATTTTAATACCTATTTTAACTATCAGCAAGTAGTTAATTATAGATCAACATAGAGTCTCGCTACTTCATCAAATTAGCATTAATAACTTCTTCCAACCTCTATGTTGATTTTAATTTCATTCAAGTAGTTAAAGACTATTTAAATGAGAACTAATCAAAGGAAAAACTATGGGAATGAATATTACAGTTGATCTTTTAGAGGGAATGAAAATAGCTCTAAAAAATGAACTAGAAAATGAATACACATTAATCAAGTCAAATAAAGATAATGAAATGTATGGGATATATGTATCCCATGTTATAAAACTTTCTGACTTAGATAATTTGGGCAAAGATTATATATGTACAAATGTAAGTTGCTTTACTGATGAAAGGAAAGTTATAGAGACACAGAATAAAAACTATTATGCAGTTGATAATGATTTTTCTATTGATGATTTTATTGATAATGAAATATTTTGTAAAAATGAATTTGAAGATGTTGGTATTAAGATAACTAATATGACAAAAGAAGAATATATGAAAAAAATAGGAAGAAATTTTTATTTTAATTGTAGAGATATTATCGCAGAGTCGTATGATAATCAAAGAAAAAGATTAAAAACCCCTAAAACAGTTAAGGAGTAACAAGTGCCACAAGAACAAATAACATACTTAGTAATAGGGTTAATAGTCTTCGGAATAATAGTAAGAGTTTATGTAAATTTTTTTATGAAAAGAAGATGGAAAATTGATAAGAAAATTAAATTTAAGGAGTAGGTTTTAGACAGAGTTAAAAGAAGTTGTAAAAGATTGATTTTATGTAATGCTTTCGTCATATTTACTTAAGCATTACTTAAAACTCTACTTGTAATACCTTAATTAGGGGAGTAAAGAATTTAAGCTTTATGTTTCTTTACTAACATTTTATAAACAAATTATTGCACATGCACTTGAAAAGCTTTGAAAAAATGGAGAGTTAAGTAGAAAGGACCTCGAATCATTATTTGGTTTTATGGGGAGTAATAAAAACAAAATAGTATAGATAACTATACTGAAAGAGAAAATATGACTACAGATGATATGAAAACAGGATTGCAATACATTAATAAAATTCTATTGGAAGATAATGATGATATAAAAATATTAAATGATATTTTCATAGATATTAGACTTGGAGATATTGGGAAGGTAAAATGTATATCAAGTGAAGAGTTAGAATACTATAAAAAAGAGGGGTTTGATAAAGACCATATTGACTCTTTATCGAATATTGATAATTTCTGTATCATTCCTTATCCTGACGATTTAGAACAAGAACCTTCAGAGGATTATTTAATTTTTCTTAGAGGTCAGCTTGATGGTACGAGAGGAGAATATTCAAATAAAGTATTTGATTGTAAATATTTTATAGATAAAGTAAAAGATGGAATTATAGTTGAGTTTATAAAAACATAAAATAAAGGATACCACATGACAGATGTAGAGCAATATATAAAAACACTTACTACTGATAATATGGGAAAAGTATTTTAAATGGAATTAAATTTGAAAACAGACATTGAATTTCAAAATTTACAATAATTGTAACAATAATACTCACCTATAAAGGAAAACAATGTCAGCTAACCCATACCAATTTGAATTAGACTTCGATAAGGAATTAATTGTCGATTTATTCGCAGGAGGTGGTGGTGCTTCATGTGGTATTGAAATGGCATTAGGTGTCTCACCTGATATTGCCATTAATCATGATCCAGAAGCAATACAATTACATGAAAAAAATCATCCCAAAACATTACATTTTATAAATGATGTATTTGAAATTGACCCAACAAATGTTGCAATAGGAAGAAAAATTGGTTTACTTTGGTTAAGTCCAGATTGTAAACATTTTTCAAAAGCAAAAGGTGGAAAACCTAAAGAAAAGAAAATTAGAAGTCTTGCATGGATTGGTGTTAAATGGGCAAAAACAAAAAGACCTAGAGTTATTATGCTTGAAAATGTAGAAGAGTTTAAAGATTGGGGTCCTATCTGTAAAGAGGGAAAAGTTATAGAAGCAAAAAAAGGTGAAACATTTAAAAAATATGTAAAAGAACTTGAAAAACTTGGGTATATGGTTGAATGGAAAGAATTAAAAGCTTGTGATTATGGAGCTCCAACAATTAGAAAAAGATTCTTTATGATTGCAAGATGTGATGGCAATCCTATTGTATGGCCAAACCCTACACATGGAAAAGGTTTGAAGCCTTATAAAACGGCTGCTGATATTATTGATTGGTCTATTCCTAGTTATTCAATTTTTATGGATAAAGAAGAAGCTAAAAAACACAGAGTTAAAAGGCCACTAAGTGAAAAAACTATGGAAAGGATAGGAAGAGGATTAGAAAAATTTGTAATTAATAATCCTGATCCATTTATTGCTAAAGACGCACTTCCTTTTATAACAACATATTATGGGAAATCTAAAAATGCAAATAATGTTAGAGGTCAAATACTTGGCAAACCTCTTGCTACTATTACAAGTGGTGGATTAAGACATGGTTTAGTTACTCCAGTTGTAATAGGAATCGATAATAAATCAAGCAATGGTTCATGGGATATAAAAAAACCTTTGACAACAATTACAAGTAAAGCAAGACATTGCATTGTTGCTCCATTTATCACAAAATTTTATAAGACCGGAGAAGGTCAAAATATAAATGAACCTATGCATACAATAATGCCTGTAAATAAAAATGGTGTTATATCTGCTTTTTTAACCAAATATTATGGAACAGGAGAAGGTCAAGAGTTAAAAGGACCTCTTCATACAATAACAACAAAAGATAGATTTGGAATTGTGACTGTAAAAGAAAAACAATACCAGGTGCAAGATATTTATTTGAGAATGTTATCTCCAAGAGAATTATACAGAGGACAAGGTTTTCCTGATAATTATAAAATTGAGTTTATCAAATCAAATGGTAAGCCATTACCAAAAACTGCACAAGTAAGAATGTGTGGTAATTCTGTACCACCGCCACTTGCAAAAGTTTTAGTTGAAGCTAATTATAAAATACATGTATTAAAGAAGGTAGCCTAATGGAAAACTATAAAGATGAATTTGAATACAAAAATGAAACTTATCAAAAGATTCAAGGTCAATCAAAAAAAGATAGTCATAAAGAACAATTACTAAATCAAGCTATAGGAATCATAATAGGATTAATAGTGATGTTTTTCCTGCTTCCTTTATTAAAAGATATTCCACCAATATACGCAAGTCCTATTGCTGTTTTTGTGATGTTTTGTTTTAGTTATGCAAGAGGTTATGGATTAAGAAGACTGTTTAATTATATACAGAGAAAAGGTTAAGAGAATGAGTAAAAATACTCTATTAGGAAATAAAACTACATACAAAGCGTTAAAAGAAAAACAAAATTGGCTTTTATACAAGAAAGTAGAACATACAAAAGGAAGAATCAAAGAATTCCTTCTTTTTACTGAGGGTAAAGCCTATATTTCATTTTCTGGTGGACTTGACTCTACTGTATTGCTTCATATTGCAAGAACTATTTATCCTGATATTCCAGCTGTTTTCTGCAACACTACAAATGAAGATCCTGAAATTATTAAATTTGTGAGAACAATTGACAACGTAAAAACTCTATACCCTGTAATGAAATTTAAAGAAATTGTTCAAAAACATGGCTTTCCTTTTGTTAGTAAAAAAGTTTCTAGGTCTATTAGTGAATTACGACAAGAAAATCCTAATAGTCCTAATATTAGAAATCTATATTTATCAGGATTTAATAGAAAATCTCAATATGCTCAAAGTTGGAAACTTGCAAAAAAGTGGTACTTTTTATTTGATAAAGAAGAGACTAAATTTGATATTACTTCAACCTGTTGTGATATTCTAAAAAAAGACCCAATTGAAAAGTTTAATAAGGAAACAGGGATGTCTCCAATTATTGGAACAACAGCAGAGGAAGGTCAAGATAGAGAATTGAATTATATTAAATATGGCTGCAATATTTATGATAGTAAAAAACCAAAATCAAGACCAATGAGTATCTGGACGAATCAAGATGTTTGGGATTATATAAAAATACATCATATAAATTATTGCTCTTTATATGATGACTTAGTCCTAAAAGATGGAACCATTGTAAAAGGAGAATCTAGAACAGGTTGTGTCGCAGGTGGAATGGGTTGTAGTCTAGAGGAGACGAATAGATTTGAAACTCTAAAATTAAGAAATCCTAAACATTATAGAAATATAATGAAATACACTAATAATGGGATTACGTTTAAAGAAGCCTTTGAACATACATTTAACACTCCTAAAAAACTTACTTCAGAAGAATATAAAAGTAAAACTTTAAAAAAAGGTTTTGAAACTCTTAAAAATCATCATGTAATTTGTCTGGAAAAAACACATTTAGAATTAAGTGATCAATTAAAAGATAAATTAGATGTACAAGAGAAATATTATCAACTTAGAAAAACTTATGAGCATAGAGATATTTTATACATGATTTTAAATAAAAAATTAAAAATAGATTTAGAAATCACTACTAAAAAATCTTTGCTTGATTTCATTTAAAGGAAAACCATGAGTTTAAATCCTAAACCCATATCAAAAGAATGGATAAAAAAGAAATATTGGATTGAACAATTAACTGCAGAGGAAATGGCAGCAGTTAGAAAAGTAAAACCAACTTATATTCAAGACCTTATATGCAAATATGATTTAAGTAAAAAGAAAAATGGTATTAAAGCAAAAGGCAAAAAAAATTACATAATGCCTGAAAAAGAAAAAGTAAAACACAGAATTCAACCTCATGCAAAAGAAATAGTAGCGTTTAAAGGAATAAATAAAAAATATATCGGTTCTTTTAGATCTATTAATAAAGCAGCTATTGAGCTTAATCTTTCAAGAGCAAATATACGAGGTTGTTTGAATCCCAAAGTAAAAAGAAATTCTGTAAAAGGTTACACTTTTGAATATAAAAAATATAAAGGTGAAATAATTATTGGAAGAAGAGAAAGTTTAGATTTTACATTAGAATTTGAAAAAGTATGCAATGGGTTAACTGCAAAACTTCCTTTTTACCCATATGAAGAAAGAATTAATCATTACAATAAAAAATTAAAAAAAGTATTTGAAGATATAAGGAATAAAAATGAGTAAGCCAATAAATATGGAGTCAATTGAAGAACTATTTGACACACAAAATAGTCTTATCCAGGAACAGAACAATCTAATTAAAGATTTGACTCTAAGTGTTAAATCTTTAATCGAAATAAGTCCAGATTTTATCCCTCTTGCACGAATATGTGAAGAAATTGGAAAATCTAACCAAACATTATCATATCATTTGACTTCAAATTATGAACCAGAAAAAGATTTTAAAAAGAAAAATGGTAAGATAATAGTAGACAGCCGAATAGCTCTTTTAATAAAGGAGCATTATGTCAAATAAAAAAAATTACTCTGTTAGATATGGAAACATCTATGTACAAGGCAGTGTAGATGGAGATTTTAAAAAATACTCCACAGGAAAACAAGCCACGAAACTCAATATAAAATGGATTGAAAAAAATCATCGTGAAGTTCTTTTACAACTACATAATAAAAAAGTAAATAAAACAAGTATCGCCTCTAAAGATTTTATTGAATTTGCTAAGTTGAGTTTAGAAATAAATAAACCTAATCGAAAAGATAGTACGAATATAGAATATGAATCTATCTTTAAAAAATATATCGAAAAGTATTTTAAATATTATGCACTTGAAGATATAAAAAAAGCTGATTTACAAAAATGGCAAAACTCTATGATGAAGCAAAAGAAAAAAGACAATGAACTTTTAAGTGTTGGAAGAATTAAATTTGTACGTTCTGTTTTTTCTGGTATTTTAACGGATGCCGTAGAAAATGAATTAATAAATAAAAATCCATTTGAAACAATCAAACAACCTAAAAGAGAAGGTCTTCAAGATGAAGAGATATTACCTTTTAATCTTAGTGAAATCAATAAAATTATAAATGTTTCAATTGGTCAAAATAAAAACCTAATAACTACCTTATTCTTTACAGGTATGAGAACGGGAGAACTTTGGGGTTTAAAATGGAGTGATCTAAATTTTCAAAGTGATACTATTCACATTCAAAGAGCAATTAGACATGGAACTATTAGCAGCACAAAAACTAATAGTTCAAATAGAATTATAGAAATGCTTCCTATCGTAAAAGAAGCATTAATGAGACAAAAGACCTTTACTTATAGAGAAGATAGTTTTGTATTTTTAAATAGAGATAAAAAACATTTTTCTTCTGCAGCAAGTGTAAGTTTAGGATATTGGAAAAGGACTTTAAAGTTTTGTAAACTTGATTATAGAGTTTTATATCAAACTAGACATACTTTTGCATCTATGATGATAAGTCAAGGTGAGGATATTGTTTGGGTATCTAAAACATTAGGACATGCAAGTGTAAAGATTACCTTGGATATATACACTAAGTTTATTCCACATGAGAGAAGAGAAAGAGCAACTTTTTTAAATAACTTTCAGGAAAAAAACTGTACTAAATCTGAACTTCCATTTATATCCCTTTCAAAAAGCTCGTAA